TGGCTGCTGCGACGATACCTGCGATTGCTGCTGCCTTCCAGAGTTCCACGTCGAGGACTGCACCACCGGCAACAGCAGCCAAAGCTGATGAACCGAATACTGCGATGATACGAAGGATGAGGGTCTTAAGAGTTGCCATTGTTGTTGTCCTTATTTGTGTATGCGCCGATGAAGTGAAGAACGAGAGCTGCGATAGTTAGCCAGATCACGATCTGTTGCAACGTGCCAGACAAGGTGAGGATTGTGGTGATTGATGCTGCGATTGTCCATATCAACGCATGGAACTCACCCCAAAACTTCATCACCGAATCCTTCTTACTGGTGCAGGGGCTACCGTCAAGAATACAGCACCTAAAGCAATCAGCGCACGACGAGTGCTAACCGGCACAGTCGAGTTGAGTGGAACATAGTTGTCTGCGAAACCTTGAAAGATATTCAACACCGACTCGAATGCTTTGCGCACCGAGTTCGGTGCTTCCTGTACCGCTTCGACTACCGCTTCGGCTTCGTCTGGGCTGAGTTCGGTTGGGGTGATTTCGTTGAAGAGTTGTTCGGCTTGGGTGGGGGTGATGTTTTCTAGTACGGCTGGGCTGGTGATGAGGAGGGTTGCTTGGCTGGTGTCTAGGTCTTTGCTGAGGACTGAATCTACGATGGCTTCTATGGCCTCTGTGGAGGCTTCTGAGAGTGCTTCTAGGGTGTTGAGCAGTTCTGTTTGGGTGAGCGGTTCTGGCTCGTCTGTGGGGGCTTGTAGCGTTGTGGTCACATCAGGTTCAGATGTGGTCACAGGAGGGATGGTTGATGTCGTTGTTGGTGGATTTGTTGAAGTTGTGCTGGTTGTTTCTAACGGAGGCGGGAGCGTTGTGGTGGGGACTGGTTCTGGTTCCGTTGTGGTGGTTGTCGTTGTTTCGGGAACAGTAGAGGTCGTTGCCGGTGGAACATAAACCGTCGTTGTCGTGGTTGGGGCTACAGTCGTTGAAGTACTTGTCGTCGTCGAGCTAGTTGAGGTAACCGTTGAAACTGTTTCTTGGATTGTTGTTGACGTTTGTGGTAATTCCGTTGTGGTTGATGGGACGGATGTTTGAGGAAGACTCGAAGTCGTAGTAGTTATTTCTTGAACTGTCGTAGTAGTCGGGTTGGTGACAGGGACAGTCACTAGCGGGACAGTAGTAGTAGAAGTCGTCGTCGTTGTTGTGGATGAGGTTGTAGATACCCATTCACCCAAGCCTAATGTCAGACCTGTAATTGTGAGGTTGCCTGGTTGGCAGCATGAGTCAGTTGAGAACTGTCGGAACGCAAACACATCACCAGCCTGAACAGGAATGATTGCTGATCCTGTTGCATTGTTCTGATTCGTCAGCTGTGTAACAACACCATTGAGAACAATCTGTGGCGGGTCATACCACCAACCATCATTCGTCTGATACGCCCACTGGAAACCGAGTTGAGTTGTTCCCTCAGGGATAACGGCCTCAAGTTTCACCCAATTCGACTTCCCAGCACACGTCCCACCATCAGCACCCGTCAACCTAAACCCACCCTCAACCGGCACAACCTGCCCACCCTCATCAGCCAAACAAGACTTAGAGAACTCCCAAACACCAAACGCATCAGCCTTAGCCGATGATGATGTGACTAGGAAACCGAAGAACGCTGGGAAGAAAACTAAATAGCGGGAGACTCGACCCAAACTTGATTTGCTTCGTCCCACAGATACTTCTTCCCATCCGCAGGATAATCAATCGGTGCTTGCCAATCATAGTTCCCATCAAGTGACCAAGACGCAAACGGTTTAGGTGCGATGAACACGTCAGCAGTTGCATCGTATGTGTAACCGATACCTGCATACTGTTTGCGAATTTTGCTGTTGTAACTGGTTTGTACCCAAACTCCATTAAATAACGATTGGCAAAACTCAATCCCTTTTGATTCTGATTCAACTCCGTCAACCAAAAGTTCGTTGTTGTTTACAGAAATAACATTAACAACTATGCCGTTTTCTATTTGCGCAAAATATGCCATCAGAAAGTTATGCTCCCTGTGCCAGTAAATGTATAAACATGAAACCCTGAACGAGATACACCACTATAAGTTGGAGAACCAGTCGTTGCACTTGCTAAAGCGAAATCTTGTGAATAAGCAATAATTACTACGCCTGAACCACCAGCCGCACCAGCACCAGGACCACCGCTCTTACCGCCACCACCATTTCCTGTATTCGCAGTTCCAGCAACCCCTGGGTTAGCTACCGAACCACCAACACCGCGAGTCACAGCTGAACCCGTGATACTTGATGACAAACCTGCTCCACCCGTGTTAATTGCACCAACAGCACCAGCACCACCACCACCACCAGCACCAGCACCAGCACCACCATTGGAGGAACTACCTGCGAAACCTTGAACGGGTGACGCTGTTCTTGCACCACCAGCACGAACAATGTCATCACCAGCACCACCACCTGAACCACCTGCACCGCCTGCCGCAGTGGTAGCACCGAAACCTCCACCGTCGCTTGTAATCGTTGACAGACCACTTCCCGCAATAGAACTTGCAACACCAACCGAACCCGAAGCATTGACGTTCGCTGCGCCACCAGCACCAATGGTAATCGTGTAAAGAACACCAGAAGTCACCGACATCGCTGTTTCAGCTGAACCGCCACCACCTGTTGTTTCGCCGGTAACTGCGTTGCGATAACCGCCAGCACCACCACCACCACCGTTAGAGTTGATGCCGTCATTGCCTCCTCCACCACCACCACCACCGATAACAAGATATTGAACAGTTGATGGTGCTGAAGCACCACCTACTCCTGCCAAGATTTGCATGATGTTATGCGCTTACGTTGCCGACCATAATCCAAGCGTCGGTATCCCACTTGAGTACGGTACAAACAGCATATTGAGTTGAGAGTTTTAGTTTGCTTCCAGCAGATCGAATCACAGCTGTACCACCAGCAACGAAGGTTGCCGTTCCTGTACCGAGCAACATGAAGTTGAGTTGGTCACCGATTGCGAAGGCTGTGGTTGCGTTCGCTGGGATAGTGATGGTTTGTGCAGCTGAGTTGTTGAGCGTAGTCAACTGACCTACCTGAGCGGTGCCAGGTGTATAGGCCGTACCTGTTTGGGCGTTAACAGTTATGAGGCTGTTTGACAACGCTGACATTGATGCTGCGGTGAGGGTATCACCAGGGGTGAATGTTGGACGTACTGCCATAATGCTCCTATGTTAGCCGATTGAAGTTTACGCTAGACCCTTAGTGTCATCATTCAGTTCATCGGTGTCAAGGATGAAGTATGTGTAGATGCGGGTTGGGTTGGGATAGAGGGTGACGATGTGTCGGTCTGGGGTGATGTCATGGCTGATTCCTTCAAGTGCCATGATTTGTGTGACTGTTGATGGGGTTGAGTTCGGGAATGATTTGGTGACGGATAGTTGTGAGCCGATGTCGAGTGAACTGATGGTGGTTCGTTGTGCATCGGTGAGGCCGTTCATGATGACTTGGATGTTGCCGAACCAGAACGCAGGCACAGGACGGGTCAGGTATCCTGCGAGGTCTCCGGCATCGTCCAAGGTTTCTAGCAGGGTGACGACGAGTGGTGTTTCTTGTACACCGAACTCAGCAACGGATTCAGCAACTACAGCTTGAGCGTATTCAATGGTTGGTTGCAAGTTGTCTGCTGTTGGGATTGGTGGGGCAATAGCGACGTTCACCGTGTTGACTACGGACGGGTTGGTTGGGGTGAAGTCGTTGGGGCGTGACGAGTTTTCTTTAGCGAAATAGTCCGCTAGTTCTGCTTCAAGTTGAGCAGAGAAGAGAGTGAGGTCAACTTGCCAGGAGAATGAGCCGAATGACATATCAGTTATTCACAATGTCAAAGGTGGTGTATGGGATTGCGGTACCACCGGCATCAGATAGGTAGCCGTTGATCGCTTGTAGTTTGCCGAGAAGCCGTCTGTCGAAGTGAAAGTTTCCTGCACCATCAACCCAGATACGGCCTTGCTCGGAGTTGTTGACACGCATTAGATATTCCATGACTGATGACGAAGCGTCAATCGGGGCGTTACCTAAGTTCGCTACACCTTCTTCCAGCACCCGTTGACCTGGTTTGCCGAACGCATTCACCGAAGTCAGTACCTTGTCAATACGCAAATCAGAGCGTTCTGGCACTACCGACCCAGCAGCAACCTTGGTGTTGTTCAACCTAAACAGCTGGTCAGAACAGTTGATCGTGACTAGAGACCGATTCGGGTTTTCAATGCGCTGGTCGTATTGAGTGATGATGCCGGTGAACAGGTAAGCCCCGTTACGGCTGATCCGCACACCAGAGTTCAACTCAAACCCCAACCGTCCCTTAGCCGTATTCCAATAAGGCGAACCCTCATTCACCAAACTAAACCGATAGTCCGAATCCTCAATCTGCAACGTCGCAGTCGAAGGCTGACCCGTAGGATCACGGAACCTGTTCTGCCTGCCACGATTGATAGACACCTGCTTCACATAAGCAGTCACATCCTGCCAGTCAGTAGTTCCCTCCAACACATACACGCTTTGGTCTAGAACCCCAGCAACGGCATCATCCAAACGGAACGCATTAGTCGACGCACCATAATCCATCTCCACCGTATAGGTGCCACAGTTAGGAATCGAAACAGCCATCGTGCTACTTAACAGTTACAGGGATTCTGCCCTTGCTTCGGTTGTACTGTTGGAAAGATTCAATAACTTTTTCAGCCAAACCCTGCTCCGCAACCGCAGCATTGATATTGATCTGATAAGTATCATTCGGACGCAACGCAAACCCACCCCCAGCCGTCACCGGCACCTGACTCGACACCCCAGCCATCGGATTAGGCATCCCACCCAAAACCTTCGGATACTTCGCAATCAAATCAGCTGTGGCCTGCAACGACTTATTGAACTCATCCTGAGCGTCCTTGGTTTCCTTGACCTGTTCTTCCCAAGCCTCAAACGCTGCGACCTGAGCGTTGGTCGCCTCAGTAACATCAGCCAACGCCTCATCGTAAAGAATTGAACCAACCGTTGCACCATAAATAGTTTCATTCAGCAACGTCTGCTGGTCATTCAACTGCTTAGTCGAATCAATCTGAGAATCAATCGCATCCTTGACCGACAACTTCGCCTCAGCCAAATCCAGCTCTGCTCGACGAACATCCATCGGTGAAGACTCAGGGTCTTTACGAACATCAGCCAGATTCTTCTCAGCATCAGCCACCGAATAGATAGCCTCCTCAACCGCAAACGTCGCCCGCTCCTGCGCCCTCTGCGCCCTATCCAACTCCTTCTGCGCAGCAATAGCCTCCGGTGAACCAGCACCAAAGCCACGCTCAATCTGAGCCAACTTTGCTTTAGCGTTAGCCAGGTTTGTATTCGCATCAGTCAACGAAGCAAGCGACTTCTCCTCAGACTTGCTCGCCTTATTCAACCGATCCTGCAAACGCCCAGACGCTTCAAGGCTCTTGTTGTATTCGGCTTTTTTCTCATTGACCGTCTTCAAAGTTTTAGCAAGTTTGCCTAAGCCTTTATCGCCAGCCAACTCCTCAACTGAACCCTTGAAATTGGTTTGCTGATTTATAGCGTCACGAATGTTCAGTTTGTAATGATTTACAGATGTTCCTAATTTGTCAAAGGAGTTCATCAAAGGCACGATAGGGATTTGTTCTTTGACCGAAGACTTCATGTCTTCCCAAGCACCCTTAAAGTCAAGAGTCGTAGCTCTATATGCAGCTCTCGACAAATAGATGAACGGAGCGATTGCGTTAGTAGCGAGGGCAAAACCTACTGCTATGAACTTAAGTGTTGAGACAATGGCCTTACCGGCACTACCTGATTCAAATAAGAGTTGCTGGAAACCTGCGAGCAATCCTTTTTCACCGATGACTGTGGTGACACGCTGTATGGCTGGAGCAACATTGTTCACTAAGTATTCCGAGAACTGTTGGAGATACGGCAATAACGCTGCGCCTACTGTTTCTAATATCTCACCGAACTGACCTTGCAGAATCTTTAACTGTCCACCGAAGGTTCCAGCAGCGGTTTCCGCAGCACCACCGAACTGGTCATTCAATAGACCTACAACCTTTTCAAAGTCTTTGGACTTTTTGATGTTGTCGTCGAGTGGGATACCAAGTTTGGATAACGCTGTGAACTGTCCCTGGCTGGCCTTAGCCAACGCCAACGAAACAGACGCAAGGTCTTTACCTGTCGCAGCAGAAATATCTTGAGCAGTATTGAGAAGGTCTTGAGATTGAGTGAGGTCACCTGTCGCTCGAACCAACGTGCCAAGCGAGTCTCGAAGTTCCACGTCGGAAGTTCCTGTGCGGAGTTGAGTAACTGAGATATACCGTTCAGCCGAAGCAGTTAACGCCTCATTAGCTCCAAAGGTTTTCTCCAGCTGACGTTGCAACTCTGCCTGCGAGGCCTGATCCTCCATCGCAGCCTTAACCGATTTAGTCAACCCAACAGCAACAGCACCCAAAGCTGCGGTAGCCCCAATAGCCATAGCGGAAAACAATGGGGCAGTTTTCCCGACCTCTTTCCCGAACCCTTTAACGTCACCGGATAGAAGTTTTAACCCAGCTTTAGCAGCAGCGGTATCAGAAATAAACTTAACAACGAACGTCCGCTCACCAGCCATGCGGACGATTCTACTAAAGAACGGTCAGCCCATTCCGCAAAGCAACAAACTCATCCAACATCGCAGAATAAAGTTCCTTACCTGACAAACCATCCCAACGAGAAATATCTGTAGGCGCATTCCACCAAGCCTCATTCAATACCTCTGAACCAGCACGACGCTGACGAGGTTGACGCACCTGCTTTGAGCGAGGTGACACAGGATTGACAACAGGTTCAACATCCAACCTGAACGATGAATCAAGCAACTCGCCATGACCCTCATGGAACTCGAACGGCTGATCTGGTGCGTGTTGAGGTAGATAGAAAATACGAGCAGGGTCTTTAGTCTGAGGGTCACCAACCAGCCCGATACGGTCATGCAACTCCTGCCACACCACACGCCATAACGACGCAGGTACCTTCTCAGCTAACGGCAAAACAAGGTGATAGTGAGGATCGTCTAGACGATGCGAATAGGTGGAGTAAGCAAACCATTCCAAACCGTCAAGACGTGCATGGTCAAACGCTTCACCGTCCATGTCAACCACAAGGGCTTCCACAAACCTGACATTACGGTTACCTCTGGTAGTACCAGCGTCATACTCAACCGGAGACCACAACGCACCAGCAGTCTTGACAGCGTTCTCCTCATGCAACGACAACAGCTCTTTGAGTTGCTCCCAAGACGAAGCCAAGGGCTTCGGATAAATCGACTTCACATTCCTGAACAGAACTGCCATAACCCCTCCTCCTAGAAGGGTACAGGAAACTCAGCCAAAGTCAAGAATCTTTTAGGGTATTCAAAACCTTCTGAATAGCGTCCAGATATTCCCTAGCAATATTCTCTTTTTCCTTACGGACAGTAGGCCAGAAGAAGTACGCCGAACGCCCACGATGGCGCAAGAACTGTTTCGTCCTAGGTCGAGCCTGACCACCGAACTCAGCACCAAAGAACACGTCACCCCTAGTCACCTTCCGCTTACGCTTGCGATTTGGATTGGACTTAGAAACAAACGCAGACTTCTCACTCAACTTAATAGTCGGGATACGGTCACGCCTAGCCCGCATCCCCTTCATCACCTCAATCGCCTGGCTTGAACGAGTAACAGTCGCAGCCTCAGCCTTAGCCTTCAGATTTAGATTCTCAGCCACATTCTGTGCAGCCTTACGCATCTCCCCGTCAAAGCGTTTGTCAGCCTTTGAAGCATCACGCAGGAACTCTGTGATACCAATAATCTGAATGGCATCGTTGCCACCAGTAATTGAGACTCGTCCTGCTCTGCCGAAAACCGCCATACAGCAAGACTACTTGTTTAGATGAATTGCTCTCCAACGCAAATAAGCAAACATCGTGAACAACATTCGAGGGTCTTCTGCCAGCAACACCGAAGGAGCGATACCTGTCTCAACAGACAGGTACGCAATCATCCAATGGGCTGACTGATCTCCAAAGGGACGATCACAGCGTCAGCTTGGTTACCCAACTCCAATGCTTCAATCTCGTTAATCCATGAATCAAAATCTAAACCTGTGCGCTTCTGACGATGTTCAGAATGCCAAGCCAAGAAACCTAAATCGGTGAGAGTTAGTTCGGCTTCAAACTTGGCAACGCTCTTACTGAACTTCTGTTCAAAGGCGATGAAGTCTGGGAACGCAGCAATGATGGTGCGCTTTGATTGATCCAATGACGACGTTACTTCTAACGCTATTTTCATTTTTCCTCCGCAGGGTTAAGGTTTAGTTAGAAAAGTTATGCGCCAGTACCGGTCTTAGTTACAGCACCATCGATTGGGTAGGTGACCGATGCGGTAGCAAGATCGCCAACAGCACCAGCAACAGGAGTCCAAGTCAACGGAAGCACATTGAATGCGTACTGTGGATTGCTTGAAGAAGCAGCACCAGTTCCGTTTGGCTTGACTGTCACAGGTACAGCAGTACCAGCGTTCCAAGCGTCGTAGAACAACTTCTCAATCGTTGGGTAATCCTGATGCAACTCAAGTGTGATTGAGTTGTCTGCGAGACCTGCGATGCGTGTTACCGCACCGGACGAACCGAATGAAGTTGTAGCTACTTCTGCTTTTGACAGGTTTAATGTTACTGATGCTACGTAACTGGTGATATCGGTGTTTGCCGTACCGAAGGTAACCGCCACGTTTGTAAGAACTTGCTTTGCCATATTTGTGACTCCTGCCTTCCGGCACTCGAAGATTTACTACTGAAACTCTACACGCTCGCAGGATTGCGCATCAACTAAGCGTACACCACCACACGGAAGTCAACCATCAGATAGGTCGCATCGTTGCCATCCATCGTGGAGATATTGCTGGCAGATTCGACTAGCAAGTTCTGCACCACCCCACCCAACGAGCGATCCGATTCCAATGCTGCACGAACCGAAGTTGTACCCTCATAAGACAGATACCCATCCAAAGCAGTCTGAGCTGTGCGCTCCGCAGACCTACCCACAACCACAGACACGACGAAGATATGGGTCACTAACCCACCACGCATCGCCCCGTTGTAAGTGATTGAATCCAACATAGGCCAAGCGAACGGAGCGTTCAGATTGTCCGGTTGCTGGGCGTAAGCCCTCAAGCCTGGGATCGTGGCTAAAGCGTTAGCGATACCAGTCTTAATCTCTGTGACTGAATAGCTCATGCAAATATCCGCATACGACGATACGGTTCAACCAACTGAGCCATATCAGGGTCAAGGTATCGAGACACACGGATTTGTCCGAGATCGCCAAATCCGACTACACCCAAAGGCGAGTCGTAGCGTTTGAAGATGCGTGAAGCCTGAATAATCGTTGCCTGTACTACTGGTTCCGGCACCGAAGGCCAACCGAACACAGCAGTCACCTGAACCAAAGCCTGCTCACCATAGTTCGCATTCACGGTAGGGAACAGGTAATCGCCAACAGCACGAATCTTGTCATAAGCCCAAGTCAACCCGTCAAGGTTTCCGTTCAACGGTTCAAGCTGATAATCGGAACGACTCCATGTCAAGTCAAAAGTTCCGTCAGCCTGAGTTGAACTTTTCAATGTCAACGCTGTTCCAGCGATGTCATCAATCGAGCAGTAGAACGAATCTTCTGCTTGAAAGATTCTTGCTTCTGCTGTGCCTGACTGCCAGAAGCGACGGTTGCAATAACCATCAATCAGACGTGACGCTGCACCAACACAGTTATCAATCAAGTCGTCATCAAGGGTGTCAGCCGTTCCAATGCGGAGAGCTGCCTTCACTTGGTTTCTGGTTGCGTATCCATTGGTAATCGGCATAGTGAACTGATTCTAGTTGATTGACGCTGCACCACGATACGGCACACCCTCAAGGGAATAGTTCACAAACGGATTCAACGAATACACCTGACACGAATACACATCCCACAACCGTTGCTTCATCGCTCGAAGGTGCATCTCATACAAAGCCCAATGCGAATCACCAGGCACATAACCATCAACCCTGTCACGCCCACCCAACGAACCACAGTCAGCCCCAACCAACACAATGAACTTCGCCCCCATGTGCGCTGCCAAGTGCATCGCCCCATGAATGCTCGAAGACCCGATAGTCAACTGCCCTGACAACACAGGCCAATCCTTACCGTGCGGATCAAACGATGTCCCAGGTCTACCGGTACGAGTACCGAACGTGGTCAGATTCCCAGCACAACCAGCAAATACCCCATCGGTACCATGCTCACGCTCAGGAGTAAACGCCCCAATACAATCCTCACGCTTCGCCTCATGCTGAGCGTCTTCGTGATAATGGCTGAAACAGTAGTAACCCTTCAGCCCAAATACTGAGCCAACGAAGTTAACTGCGATTGTTACCTTGTCGTCAAAGAAGTCTGGTGACAGATAGTCGAGTGTCGCACCTGAGCCAAGAACATAGATGGTCTCGCCTTCATGCAGATTTTCGTAGTCGTTCATTGGGTCGTATTCTCTTAGTCCCATCCGAGTTCCCTTCGTCGTGTTAAGTCCCAATGTCCGGCATCAGGTAAACCTGTTTGCCAGCGCATCGTGTGAAGCGCAGCGTTTGATGCGAAGCTCTTAGCGTTGCGTTCGTTTAGTTCTGGTGCAGAATTAATCGTAGAAGAATTGTCGTGAACTATCCCAGCGTCAGAAGTCCAGAAGGGGATATTGACTCGCTTTGCCCGTTCCTCAAAATCGTTGTCCTCAAAGTAGGCGGGGACATAACACTCACTAAACAACCCGACCTTGGCAATCACCTCAGACCCAATCCACGCACAACACCAACCAGGTGTCGCCTCAGTCAATGTCACCGAATCAGGTTTGCAATCGTTGTAGAAAACCTCTAACTGTCCTGGCTCAAAGTATGCGTCAGAGTTCAGGATTATCCAGCCGTCAGCGTGTGGGGTTGCTTTGATACCGAGGTTCCATGATGGGGCGACACCGAGGTTCGTTGGCATTGACCAGACGTGATAGTTCTTGACATGGCGACGGTCAATTACCCAAGGCCAATCATGCAACGTGGACTGCCCACCGTTATCGATGACGATGAGTGTCTCCACCGGATAGTCGATGGACTGTAGGCAGCGTTCTAGTAGGTCGTACCTGTTTAGGACGGGGATGATGATGACTGGCACCATGAGGTCAACTCTTTCATGATTGGCTTCCAGTAAGCGTCAAAAACCTTGTCAGCCCGATATTGGTCAGCAAAGGCCACAGCCTCGTCTGACACGCCTCTGGGGGCTTCGTAGGCCTCAATCAGGGCATCCACGATGGACGGTACCTGTGGGGTGCAGAACCATGATTTCTGATGCGCATCCCAGAACGGCTGAATCGCTACAGCTGACCCAACGCCAATCAACTCAGGTTGAGCGGTGTAATCCGAAACGATGACCCGTGTACCGCAAGCCTGAGCCTCGATAACAGGGATACCGAAACCTTCACCCATTGAGCAAGCCAACAGCACATCCGAAGCGGTGTACAGCGCAGCCAACGCTTGCTGAGGGAAACCAGTCCGATACGCATACGGGTCAACAATCTTGTATTGCTCAGGCTTCACACCACACGCCTCCAGCAGATGCACAAGGTTGATACCACCCATCGCACCGTCACGCTCAGTATGCAGATATAGCAAAGCATCAGGACGGTCTTGAGCGAAGATAGCGAACGCCAGAATGTTCTCACCAAAAGATTTGCGTGAAGGGTTTTGACCTTTGTTCGCAGCGTTCATCATCACAACAAACCTGTCCTCATCAACTTCCATGAGTTGTCTGCCGGTGAACTCACCACGACCATTACTCAACTTCTGTGTAGGAACAAAAACATCCTCAAACGCATGAGGCGCATACATCGCATCCACACCCGCATTCTGCAACATCTCCAAACCAAACTTAGACATCGCAATCGGTTTCACATTCGGACGCTTACACCAATCAATCACAGCAGGCGGGCAAGGCGCATGGTCAATCGGAACCCACGAAGCAATATTCGGAACCTGATCTAACGATGGTGACTTCAACACCCACACATCAAACAACGTCATCAACATCGCAGGAATCTCACGATTACCGTTAGCCCAATCCATCCAATGCGCAACAAGCACATCATCGGAATATGGTGACATTCCTCTTGGGTAAAGCTTTATGCCGTTCCAAATAGAAGCCATGCCTTCAATGCCATACATCGCATGGATTGCTACTTCGTGTTTTTCGGTGAGCCTTTGGACGACTTGCGCTGTTTGGGTGCCGTACCCTGTTGGGGCGAACGGGGCGTTCGAGTACCAGAGGATTCGTAACGATTCGGCAGAGGAAGGTCTGCTTGCTCTGGCAAGTGCGCTATTCCCCTTCGGAGCAATATCTCCGCTTCCAGGTCTGGTAACTCGACCGGAGTGTTCTTGACGATTACGAGCATTCTTTCCCACCGTTCTCTCCTTCGCAGGTCGCAGGGTATAAAACAGAATGAGGGTAGGTCGCCCTGCGTGTTCGACCTACCCTCAAACTTACACCGATATTGCTATCGGTTGCACTACCTCAACTTATGGTTGGAGGAGGTGCTTGATGTGTGATGTCTGTGGCAAATCGCCATCGACACGGAATGTCGCACGGAACGTGACGAGACCAGCATTGAATGCGTAGTCATCGCTGCGATCCAAACGAAGGCCACCAACGGTTCGTACATAGTACGAAGGCAGATGTCCAACGATGACAGACTTGGTGGTTGTTGCTACGTCAACCATTGATGGGTTTTCGTAGATTGGCTTACCAAGCAGCATGTCTGGGCTGTCCATTGAAAGGGCTGGCTGGAACACATAGTTTCCTGCGGTGTCCTTCAACTTGCGTACTGCACCGATTGACTTGCCGTTCATCATCCAGCCAACGCCTGGAAGGTTGCGAGCTGCACCGTCCAAGGAGTAGAGGAGGTCGATGAGGTTGTCTGCGGTGAAAGCAGTTGCGGTACCTGCGGTGCCACCAACAGCCGATGCGGTCACGATGCCGTTAGGTGCATCAGTTCCCGAACCAACAGTCAATGCTGATCCAACAGCGTAACCGAGTGCGTTTCCAACCTGGTCACCCAAGAATGAAAGCATGTCAACGCCAGCGTCTTCGAGCAGTTCTTGTGAGACCTGTACGAGGAAGCTGTACTTGTATGCGCTCAAGGTGATGAACGAGTTGAATACTGGATCGGATTCGCCGATTGCTGAACCTTCGCCAGTTACCGTTCCAACTGAGTAGCTGGACAGCGATGGGATTTGGAGGTTTTCGCCACCTGCGGTGTTCAGAACCGTTGAGGTCTGAAGTACCGGAGCGATCAAGCGAGCCTTCATGATTACCTGGTCGTAGAACGACGTAGGTACTGGTGCGCCTGTGCTGGACTTGATGATGTCACGACGCTCGAATGAGTGGCTGCGCTTCTCACCTGTGAACAACGAACGCAGGTTAACTGCATCGTCGCTTACTTGTACGCCTGCAACAGGACGAACCTGGTCAGCGATTTCACGGGTGGCTGCATCCATGCGAAGTTCACGGGCTTCGTCTTCACGAAGTTTTGCGATGGTCTGCGCACGTTCGTCCAATTCCTTCGAGATGCGCTCGTAGGTTTGGGTTTCTTCTGCTGAGAGGTCACGCTTCTCTGCGGTGGCCTTGTCCAAGATTGACTTGGCTTCGTTCCATGCACGATTGCGAATCTCAACCTGACGGTCGATATATTCTTTCATGATGTTTTCCTTCTCCCCGTAGGGATGATGTTGATGTTTGGATACGCAGGAGATTTAACTTAAACCTGGTACGGCTCCGTACACAGCAACATCGAAGGTGGCTCCACTCATTCGACGCAGTAACGAAAAGGTTACTAGAAGTTCTTCAGTAATTCAAGATGCTTCGCCAACACACCGACGCTCGCAGGAGCGGACTGTGGTGTTGGTTCAAGTTTCGCAACCGTTTCACGCAACAACGCTGCATGGTTCGGGTCAAGTGTCTGACCTGATTCCAACGCTGTTATTGCAACAGCAAGCTGATCGGCATCAATGCCGGTGCGAGTAGCCAAAGCATCAAGGCTACGAACGCTTGCCGATGTCGCTGCATACGCTGGGAAACCTGTAACAACTGAAACCTCAAACAAACGAATCTGGCGAAGTTCACGACGGGTACCATCATCAGACCAACGGTCACCACCCTGAGGAACCGTAAACCCAAACGACATGGAATCCACATCGCCACGTTGCATCAAAACTGACAAGTCACGACCGACAGAAGTGTCAGGCAAATCAGCATCCACGAACAGGCCTTTAGAATCTTCAGCCAAACGAACCGTCTTCGAGCGTGTTGTACCCAACAGCATTGACGAATCATGGTTCATGTACATCCGGATATTGTTGCGGGACTTCAACGACTTAGCGAATGCACCAGGCGCAATACGCTCAATGAATGGCAACGGTTCTGAATCAGAGTTGAATACGGCAGCATAACCACTAAAGGACATACCGTCGCCTGCTTGACCTGCACGAAGTTCAAACTGGTTGAACGTGATGCGACGTGTCTCTACCTGTTCTGTCATACCTGAAACATTACCAAACTCAGGTTCAGGACTGCGGAGGAACGTGAATGAACGATCATCCTCAGACAAATCATCCTCGTCCTCTTCCTCAACTTCTTCCTCAAGTTCACCTTTGATGAGTTCCGCTTTTTCGTGAAACCATTCAATCGCAGGTTCAGGGTCAAGCGCATCAATACCCCACAAGTAGAACGCAACAGCACCAGCACCAGGGAACTCTTCATCATCAGGATTTGAGTTTTTTGGTGCATCCAAGTCAACCATGTGTCGTGCAGCCCAAGCATTCGCACGAATCACTTTGTCTTCTGTGATCCGACCAGCAGCCATCTCACGAGCTTCACGCACAGTCGAAGCAACAATCCCCGCACCAGCCAACTTCTTTCCGTAATAGTCCAACCCTTTACGAGCTGCCGATTGAATATATTCCGGCAAACTCAAATCAACCTGACGTTTCTCTGCACGTTCACCACCTGGTTCCATTTCCTCAGCAACAGACACAGCGACCATCTGGTCAATCGCATCCTGCTTAGTTTGATGACAACCGATGACTTCGCCATCTTCCTTTTCCACAGCCCAGCCAGCGCATTCAGAGTTCTTATCAGAAATAAAGTAAGGCATCAGATCGGCTCCGTTAACCAGGACATTATGTGACCAGTTTTTGTTGAAACAGCGTAAAGCAAATCTGTTGGCGAAATAGTTAATTGAAGCATCTCACCTTTGTCCATCATCAAGCCTGTTGAAATGGTGACAGCAGAACCACCGATATACACAGCATCCGTGTTGTCGTTGTTGTGAATGATTAGGCGATACGGGTTCCCTCCGTAATGATTTATCAATACGCCGTCAATGACAGTCGCAGCCGTGCCGATTGATGTTTGCCCGCTATAGAACGCCATGTCACCTCAAACTAAGAGAAGCAATTCTGCTTCGTCTTCTAGTATTGACCATGTTACTTCAGCAACAGCACTAGACGACAAGGAACCAACTGATGCTCCTACGCCGAACACTTGGAGAGGAACCCGCAAAGGTTCAACCACAACCTCCACAACCTCTTCAACACGCTCAACCTTTGGACGACGATACCAAGGATTCCCACCACCTGGATACTGAGGAGGTGGAGGACTTGGTGCCGGATCAACCGTTGCCTGCGCCGAAGAAATCAACTCGCCAAGCAAAGCCGAAGCAGTAACCGAACCAGCAACACTCGCAACCGCAGTCGATGTCAAACCACCCAAAGTCGCTGAAGCCGAAACAACATTTGACACAGACGCAACAGCAGAACCAACACCTGCACCCAAAGCAGCGTCAGCTGTAACCGTATGCGCAACCGTTGCATCAGCAGACGCAACAACACCACCAAGCACCGCCTGAGCGGAAACCAGATTCGACACCGACACCGAAGCCGAAGCCTCAACCCCACCCAACACCGCCTCAGCCGAAACCACATGCGACACCAACGATGTCGCCCCAGCCGTCAACCCGCCAAGCGAAGCCGAAGCGGTAACAGTTGTCGTGAACGTGAAGCCATCTAACTTGGCAATCGAGTCAAGCGTTGACGTGTCAAGTTTGAATGCGGGACTGAACCCACCTAAACCGAAGTCAGCATCGTTAAGTTGTGACTGGTCAAGAATGAACCGTTCAACGGCCATCTAGAAACCTAACTTGCGACAGTCAAAGAAACAGTCAACCCACCAGACGAAATCGTGTAGGTGTCACCAGCCGTATATGCGTTGCCGGTGATTGTTCCAGAGAACAAAAAGTTTCCAGTCGTAGCGTTATCCCAAGCGGTGAAGTGTGTTGCATCTTGTGAGCCTGCGATATTTGTCCACGTCACATCAGCATCAGAAGCAAGCGCACCATTGGATGCAGCAGCGAAACTTACAGCCTTACGAGTTGTTTCAGTTGCAGCGTTACTTGTGCCAGCAGAACCAGGGTCGCCAACATGCAGCTTCACATACGCTGTCGTAACTGAGAACGACGTTGCATTACCTAACGCATTCAACCAAGCGTTCGCCAAATATGCGGAAATACCTGTAGCCATTAGTCCTCAGTCCTCTCGATGATATTCAGAATGCGACCATCAGCGTCACGTTCAACGGTACGGATAGTCGGTTTAGATTCTGGAACATTCACACGCACAACGGTCTCTGGAATGTTGATGATCGGCGCAGGAATGTTGATCGCTGGAGGCGTGTAATTCATCACCGTCTGAGGGAGCGTGATGTCCATGTTTTGCGACTTCACCTCATACGCTGACTTCGGGTCTTCAGGTGCCACAGTTGAAATCTGTTGCAACTGGCTTGAAGGCAAACCTGTATGACCAATCGCAGGCAACCCAACGGTAGCCAACACCTCAGCCGGATCAAAGCCAGCAAGAATCAATCGTTGCGCAATCTCAGCCTTCGACTGCATCTCAGCCAAGTTCGCAGCATTGATGTCCACGTTCGCTAGTGGCACACGGTATGAGTCACCACCGTCAACCGGTGCCATGTCCTCAAGACGATGAATGTCATTGATTGACAAGAAGCCTGATTGCAGACCTGTGGAGAATGAGGCGTAGCGTGACGCTTGGTCACCACGCAACAATCCGTCCACATTGAACTTCATGAATGCACGACCCTCAAGCAAACGTGAATATCCTTCTTCAATCTTTTCAATGTAAGGCCTGAGCGTGTGGGTCACATACTGGATGCCGTTTTGTTCTACCGACGCATACGACATCGCACCAGGCGTAGTCACGCCCAGCATTGATGGAGGCACACGGAAGATACGAGCAATCTCTTCTACAGCGAAACGACGGGACTCTAGGAACTGTGCAGAATCATTGTCAACGGTTGTCTTCG